GTGACTGATATGGGTAGCAGGTGACTGATATGGGTAGCAGGTGACTGATATGGGTAGCAGGTGACTGATATGGGTAGCAGGTGACTGATATGGGTAGCAGGGGTACACCCCTGACTATGCGACGGAACCACTGTTCATATACCCCCCTCGGGGTGCGCGACCCAAAATCTCAAACGACTAGCAGGCTTCTGCGATTTGACATTCTACCCGCGCCGTCCTATAAAGCGGGAATGTCCGCCGAGCTAAATACATCCCGCAGGGTCCTGCTCCTGAAGTACCTCACAGACATTGAGGCGTTCGCGCACGACATTCTCCAAGGGCACTTCACGACAGCCACCCCGCAGTTCCACCGCGAACTCTTGGCCATGGCGCAAGACCCGACCAGTAACCGCAAGTGCGTGGTTGTGCCCCGTGGTTTCGGAAAGAGCACGACCATCACGTTTTTATACGCCCTGTGGTCCATCGTATTTGACCGGCAGAAGTTCATTGTCATTGTCTCCGACTCCCATAATCAGTCCAAACTCTTCCTCGAGGCCATCGCAGACGAGCTGCGCCACAACGACAAGCTCAAGCGACTGTTCGGGGACCTGACCACGGACCAGTGGTCACAAGAGTCCATCACCACCGCCAACGGCGTGAGGGTGGTGGCGAAAGGTTCGGGGCAGAAGCTCCGTGGTCTCAAGTACAGGTCGTCCCGACCTACCCTGATGCTGTTCGACGACTGCGAAAACGACGAGCTGGTGTCCACTCCGGAGCAGAGGGCGAAGTTGAAGCACTGGTTTTACGCGGCGGCGCTGCCTGCGCTGGCCAGTGACGGGCAGTGTTTCATCGTGGGTACTATTCTGCATGAGGACTCTCTGCTGAATAACATCTACGAGCGCGACGGGTCGTTCGCCAAGGCGAAGTACGCGGCGCTCATCGAGGGCGAGACGAAGTCTCTGTGGGAGGAGTACCACCCGATTGACCAGCTGCGCCTCGAGCGTGAGCGCCTGCTCTCTCAAGGGCTGTCGGACGTATGGGCGCAGGAGTATATGTGCCAAGCCATCAACCCGGACACCGCAGAGTTCCGTCCGGCTGACTTTGCTCGGTATGACCCGTCACATCTGAGGGGGCTGTCGCAGAACGACAGCTGCCGTCCGTCCATAACCATCAACAACGTGGTCCATCCGCTCAACATCACCATGGCGGTGGACCCCTCGATGGGCAAGTCGCGCTCTTCTGACTACTCCGCCATTGTGACGATTGGTTCTGCGCCGGATGGACATGCGTACATCCTCGACGTATTCCGGCGCAGAGTCCCCCCTGACGAGCTCATCAAGGTCCTGTTTGAGAAGGTGGTACGGTTCAGTCCACTGTCTGTGCACATCGAGACGAACGGGTTTCAAGCACTGCTTGCAACTGCCATCAACGAGCGCATGCGGACGCATAACGTGCACTTCCGCATTGAGGAGTTCCGGACGTCAGCGAACAAAGAGGTCCGCATCCGTGGACTGGTGCCAGCGGTCCGCTCGGGGACCCTGCTGTTCCCGCACCGTGACACTCCATGCGGGGACTCGAATGACCTCGAGGCGGAGCTTGGGATGTTCCCGCGAGCCAACCACGACGACGCCTCGGACGCGCTGGAGAGTGCGTTCAGGAATCGCGTGTCCCCGCGCAGACGGTTCGGCGCTGGTAAGCCGCGTCGCCACTATCAACCGGACTCGGCCATGGGAGGGTACTGATGGCTACGCTTGAGCAACTTCTGTGGAACTCCCCCAGCACACGCAACGCCGTGGGGGAGAACCCGAACGAGTCTCAGGGGCAGCTGCCCTCCCCCGCAGACGTAGCATACGCTGTAGCGGAGATGGCCCCCGTGACTGGCGAGGCCCTCGCTGCCAAAGACACCTATGAGAACCTGACACGTGGCGCGTACAGGGACGCTGCGCTGTCCGCGCTCGGCGCCATACCGCTGGTCGGCAGTACTGTCGGTCGTGCTGTGAAGAAGGGGATTTGGAGGACCGCATATTTCTCCGGAGGTCGGCCATGGAGCACGCAGAAAAGTGGATTGCCAAGGCGAAAGACCCTGCACTCAGGGGCGCTTTCGACGATGCATACCGCGAATACAAGAACAAGCTAAATGTTTTCGTGGACGCTATCCAAGGGCACAACGCCCAGAAGGTGTTCCGCGAGCGTAAGGTAAACCGAGGAGGATGATATGGACCTGAAAACACTGCTCACTGCACAGCAGGCGCCGCAGGGCGCGGCACCGGATTTGCGAGGGATGTTCAGCGCACCGGAGCACTCTCAGCGCATGGCCATGTACGATGAGAAGATGGCGGAAGCCAACAAGAAAACGCTTCCGGTCCTTGTAAACCTCGTTGGTATGCAGCAGGCTGAGAAGATTCTTGCCGACGAACGTGACGAGTTTGCCCGCACCGGCAAGATTTCAAAGCCGCTGAATGCTCGGCTCCCGCCGAAACTACGCAATACATTCTCAGACATCATGATGCAGACCTTCGTTGGTCAGCAGGACACCGGAGGGAAGTAAATGGCTATCAATAGCGGACGCGCAAAAATCATCGAGCCAAGCGAGCTTGAGAACGAGAAGGAAGATAAGAAAAAGAACGACGACATCCCCACAGATGCGAGGGGAATCTGCGGGTTCGTGTACGACACGTGGCGCAAGTGGTCGGAGGAGCGCAACTCCAAAGAGCTGGTGTGGCTTGAGTGCGAACGGGCGTATCTGTCCAAGCATTCGCCGAACCAGAACACCGCCCGCTGGAAGTCCAAGGCGTTCGTTCCCGTATCCTTCAACGCGGTAGAGAATATCCACTCCCAAATCATGGCAGGGCTGTTCCCGTCGCAAGACTTCTTCGACGTGACTCCGGTGCAAGAAGGGTTTGACGCACGCGCATCTGCCGTGCGCTCCCTTCTTGCCCATCAGCTCAGCGAGTCAAACTTCCGTGATAACTTCTCCGCGTTCCTCAAGCAGCTTATCACCATCGGCAACTCCGCCGCCATGGTGGATTGGGTTGTGGACCGTAGCGGAAAGAGCGTGATTTCCGAATGCTCGCGGTTCACCCCGCTTGATATGAAGTATTTTCATGTGGACCCGTTCTGCTCGGACCCGCAGCGCGGGAACAAGATGCGCCGCTACTGGCTCACTGAGGACGAGGCGGAATCTCTTGGATGGTTCGTCCAAGAAGGTATCGAGGAGGCCGCCGAAACCTCCTCTGCCGGAGGAACCATTGAAGGCAACGAGGACGCCAATCGCCGCACGGCTGCGCAGGAAGCTGACCTGACCTCCGGCATTGACCGAGACCGTGGGCCGCTCGACATCTTTGAGCTGTGGGGCACGTTCGAGTACAACGGTGAGCGGTTCGAGAACTATGTCGTGTCCGTAGCGAACGGGAAGCTGCTGCGCATGCTGCCATCTCCGTACCTCGACGGTCGGGACCCGTTCATCTTCTGCCGGTATGCCAACGTCGCAGGAGAGGCTTACGGAATCGGTGCGCTCGAACCGGCACTTCCGCTCCAGTATCTCATCAACACTTTCACCAACCAGAAAGTGGACGAGCTGTCGGTCATCATCAACGGCATGTTCAAGTACGTGGACGACGGCGTCATTGACGTGGATAACCTTATCTCGGAGCCGAGCGCACTCTTCGAGGTCGGGGACATCAACAACCTCCAGCGTATCTCACCCGATACCTCGGTAACAATGGCATATACGGAAATCAGTGACCTTGAGCGGAAGTTCGAGGAGGCCACGGGCGCTATCAAACTGGTGGCGGGCGGCACGCCAAACACGGCCCGCACTGCTACCGAGGTCATGGCGCTTACCCAGAGCGGCAATTCCAGATTTGCCGAGCAGGTTGCTAACATTGAATCCACAGGTGTGACACCCGCCCTACGCAAGTACATCGGGAATGCCAAGCAGTTCATGAAGAAGGCGGTCTCAGTCCGTATTCTGGGCGAGGCGGAGCCTGCATGGATTGAGGTGTCCCCGCAGGATGTGTCTCACGAGTACACCATCCGCGCGGGCGGCTCCCGCTTGGTCGGTATGCGGGAACTCCGCATGCGCAACCTTATGCAGTACATCCAGATTATCGGACAGATTGCCCCGATTGCCCAGCGCATGGACTGGGACAAGCTGGACCGCCGCATCTGGAGAGAGCTTGGGTTTGATGACAGCCAGTCCATGCTCAAGCCGGAGCAGCTAGTCAACGCAGGTATGGGCGCACCGCAGGGTGCTCCTCCGCAGGGGACCCCAACCAACGGGCAGAACCCAGCGGTTGACCAGATGATGATGGGCATGATGGGCGGTATGCCGGGGGGGGGCAAAGGTGGCTTGCAGTAAAGCGCAGTACGAGGACCTCCAGAACCACCCAGCGTTTCAGGAATTAATGGAGTGGGTAGGCCGTGCGAAAGACGAGCATCTTCGTGCAGACCCTCCGAACAGTATCCTCCCCAATTACGGGGAGGTGTATGCAGCAAGAGCCGCACGTTACCGGCTTGTCATGGACATCGAACGGTTCATTGACAAACGCACGCGCGAAAACTATAAAGCGAGGTAAGACCAATGGCAGATAACAAGGACACTCCTAACACCGGAGGCTCCGAGGACGATGTTGTAATTCTGGGGACTGAGAGTTCGCGTGCAACGATTGTTGACCCGAATGACCCGTCCAGCACAGATACCGCAATTACAACTGGCTCCGCTCAGGACACCCCACCGGCCACGGACTCCGAGGAAGAACGCCTTTATGCAGGACGGTACAAGTCAGTTGATGACTTGGAAGCTGGGTATAAGGAACTTCAAGCAGAGTTCACGCGGACACGGCAAGCAGCAGCACAGCAGCCCCCCGCACAGTCGGCGGCCCGACAGGCTCGGGACGAAATTGACCCGGAAATCCAAGCACAGCTCGACCCGTACATCCGAGACCTCCGCGAAGAGCTTAATACGCAGAAGGTCGAGGCAGCATGGGGTCAGTTGCAGTCAGAGTTCGGCTCGGACGTCCGTAAAGAAGTAACGGCGTACTACGAGCAGCTCGCTCCAGCCGACCGTGAGGCCCTGAATACCATGGCAGGGGCGCGAATCATCGCCAATCTCTTGAAGAAAGAGAAGGAGTTGAGCAAGCGTCAGTCCGGTACTCAGGCGTCTGGGGCCCCCCGTAGCCACCATGACAAATCGGGAAGTACCCTGACAAGGGCGCAGATCGAGGCACTGTCACCCGAGGAATACGCTCGCCGACAGCCGGAAATCCTGCGTTTTTATCGGGAAAACTACGCTTCTTAGGAGATGACTTATGCCACTCGGCGCTAACCAAATGACAACCACCACTGGGGCTTCCTTTATCCCCCAGATGTGGCTCGACGAAATCCGTCGCGCCACCGAAGCAAATCTGCTGGCGAAGAACATCGTCAAGCACTTTGCCGTTCAGGGCAAGAAAGGTGACACCGTTCACGTTCCTGACCTGTCCAACCTGACCGCCAACGTGAAGGCTGCGAATACGCAGGTCACGTTGCAGGCTCCGACGGAGACTGAGTTCACCATGACCATCGGCACCCACATCGAGACCTCGTTCTTGGTGGAGGACATCACCGCTGCTCAGTCTCAGTACAACCTCCGTAGCGAGTACACCAGCAAAGCCTCTTACGCCATCGCTCAGAACGTGGACTCCGCCATCATGGCGCAGTACGCCAACTTGACCGCCAGCGTAATCGGCGGTGATGGCGTCACTCCGGGGGCCGCTGCGGCTGCCGGTAACGGCACCGACCTGACTGATGTTGGCATCCGCAACATGATTCAGACCCTCGAAGATGCGAATGTCCCGTCCAAGGACTGGGCGCTCGTTATCCCGCCTTCCCAGAAGAACGCGCTGCTCGGTATCCAGAAGTTCTCCGAGTACATTTCCACTGGCGAGAGGGGAGCCGCCGCTGGCGGTAATCTGGGTAAGGTCGGTTCCGGAGCATGGGGCGAGCTGTATGGCATCCCTGTGTTCGTGACCACCCAGTGCCCGACCGTTCTGGCTGCTGACGGCTTGACCC